TGGTGTTGCAACTTCATTGCGAGTTATAGACTCTGGATTTGGTTATGTAAATGGGGAAATTGCCTCATTTAAAACTCCAGACGGATCTAAGCAAGGTTCAGCAAAAATATTGCTAAAAAATCAAGGTTTCAGTGAAGGGTATAGTCAATCAACAGATTCCTTCTTAAGCTTTGATAAATACCTGTATGATGGTGAGTATTATCAAGAATATTCATATGAAGTCATCAGCAAATTCCCGTTTGAGAAATATTCTGAAGTATTGAAAAAGGTTCTACACGTTGCTGGAACCAAACCTTTCGGAACAGTTAGAATCTTGTCTCAAGCAAATTCTCAAATCGATATAAGCAGCACAATAGAGATTGAATAATAATGGCAAACACTAAAATTGTCACCAATTCGTTTAAACTGAATGCAATTCAACAGATAGTCGAATCTATTAGCGAGCCTGCTAATACAATTTACTATGTGTTTGCAGGCAAGCCATCGCCATATGCAAATTCTGACCAAGATGTACTTGTACCTAATAATAGCGTACAATCTTCTCTTGTAGAACCATATGATGAGATGGTATTTGCAAAACAAGTAACACCTTCTGATGTTAGAGTCATGATTCCAAGATATAATTGGACATCTGGAGAAGTTTACACACAATATTCTCATAAAGACGGCGAATTGAGTGAAAAGCCATTCTACGCTGTTGTAAATGCTACTTCTACATATTATGTTTACAAGTGTCTATACAATAATAATGGCGGACCATCAACACAACAACCAACTTTCTCTGATACAAGTGCAGATGATGAATATTACGAAACATCTGACGGGTATCAATGGAAGTACATGTATAAGGTTGATGCTACAACATTTAGCAAATTCTCAACTGTAGAATATATGCCTGTTGTTCCTGATGCTAACGTATCGGGAAATTCAGTTGCAGGAGCAATTGATGTTATTCAGGTATTAGCTACAGGTGCCAAATACAATAATTATTTCTCAGGTCAATTTAATACATCTGATGTAAAAATTGATGGCAATCCATTAAAATATTCTATAGATCCTACAGCTTCTTCAGTTCCTGAATACTACACGGGTTGTATTATAAAAATAACTGCAGGAACAGGTGTAGGACAATATAGAACCATTACAAGATATGATGTAAGTTCATTTAAGTACATTTTTATAGATTCACCTTTCAATGTAGTTCCTGATGCTACTACACAATATGAAATAACACCTGCTGTTGCTATTATAGGTGATGGCAAGCAATCTATCAATGCTGCTGCTAGAGCTCTTGTTAACTCTATTGGAAATACCATTCATAGAGTTGAAATGTTGAATCGCGGAGAAGGATATTTTATTGCAACTGCAAATGTTGTTGCTGATTCTGTTGTAGGTGTTTCTAACACCGCTTCACTTGAAGTTGTCATAGGACCAAAAGGTGGTCATGGACATGATGCTGAAAGTGAATTATATGGATCAAGACTTGGAATAAGTGTCAAATTTTCAAACTCTGAATCGGGTACTATACCTGTCGATAATGATTTTAGACAAATTGGTCTATTAAAAGATCCTCGTTTTGGAGAGCTTACTCTTTATTATGATACTCCATCGGGTACGTTTATTGATGATGAAGAAATCTTTCAATTAGAATTATATAGATTGAGTGGTGCTGGCGTAACAGCACAAACATCACCCGATGTATTTGGAACAGGAACTCTTTGTGGCTTGTTGATTATTACCCCAGGTACAGCAACCTATAATAACACAGATATTATCACAATTGCAAATGTATCAGTAAATGCTATTGCTAATTTGACCACAAATAGCACAGGTGGAATCACAAGCATTTCTATTGTTTCATTTGGTAGCGGATTTAGCGGCAACAGTCTATTGTCTATTTCTGTTGCAAATTCTGTGGGTGGAAATATTCGTCATTTTAATGGAAATGGCGTTGCTAATATCGTTATAAATGATGGCGGCCAAAAATATAGCAACAGTGATTATCTTGTAATTTCAAATGGCAATATTAATGCAACAGCAAATATTGTAACAGATGCTAATGGAACAATAACTTCTTTAGTTATAACTGATAGCGGAAATGGATTTTTAAATTCGACCACAATTGTTGCAAGTCTTGTAAATAGCGAAGGTGGATCTACATACGGTAAAGAAGTTGGTAATATAAGCATTATTACAGGTGGTGTTGGGTATAATAATACAGACGTTATTATTATAAACAGCAGTTTGCCTAATGGAAATGCATCAGGTGATATTGTAACAGATCCTTCTGGAACAATTATAACAGCAACTGTTAATACATCATCTAACAATTATGGATTTACGAATACTGAAAATGCTACGATGGTTATTGCCAATAGCACAGGTGGCAATATTAGGTATTTGAACGGTGATCAAACTCTTTCCGCTATTACTATTGTAGCAAACAATCCAGTTTCTTCAATATATTCAGTTGATATTGCTAATTCTGGAACAGGATACGATTCAACAAAAGTAAGATCAATTGAAATTTTGGATGGCGGCTGGGGTTATGACTCAACTGTTAACAATGAAATATTAATTAATATCGGTTCTGGTGCAACAGCTACATTTACTAATAATGTAAATGGAAAAATTACAAATGTTCTTGTAACTGCACAAGGAACAGGCTATACTTCTTCATCTGAAGCTTCAGTTTCGCTACCAGGTGATTATGGTGTAGGAGCAATTTTTGAAGTTCACTTAACCAATGAACTTATTATAACAAGTTCAACAGGATATGGCGCAGTAGCTACATTCTCTAATGATGCTTCAGGTAATATATCAGGTACATTGGTATCTAATGGCGGATTTGCTTATAGCAATTCTTCAGATGTGTTTGTAATTGTTAATGGAGATGCAGGCGGAACTGGCGCAAACCTATCGGTTACATTGATAGGTCAGGCTAATATATTTTCAAACAGTGATGTGTTAACAGTATCAAATGCTACAACAAATGCTACAGCAAATATTATCACAAATGGAGTAGCTTCAGCTGTCTGGGATGCTGCAGTTTCTAGCAGAACACATACAATTGCACATAAGTCTGATGGATCATTATGGGCATGGGGTACTAATAGTACAGGGGCATTGGGCTTAAATGATGTATCTGATAGATCATCACCCGTACAAATAGGTTCTTCTAGCTGGACGATGGGTTCAGCTGGTAATAATTTTAGCTTGGGAATTCGTTCTGACGGCCGCTTGTTCTCGTGGGGTAGAAATAATTTTGGGCAGCTAGGATTAAACAATACAACAGACATAAGCAATCCCTCAGCTATTGATACTTCTTCTTCATGGAATTATGTTTCAGCGGGTGACTTCTTAGGGTTTGCTATTCGTACTGACGGTGCTTTATTTGGATGGGGTACAGAATTTATAGGTGATGGAACTAACGTTGAAAAATCATCACCTGTTCAAATTGGAACAGATAGCTGGAGTATGATTTCTGCTGGATATTTTCATAATATGGGAATACAAGTAGACGGGTCATTGTGGGCTTGGGGAAACAATTATTTCGGAGAACTGGGTACAGGGTATAATACAGCGTATGATTTATATCCTGTAAGACAAGTTGAAGCTGATTCTTGGGTCCAAATTTCAGTAGGTTCATCTCACGCAGGAGCTATTCGTTCTGATGGCGCCCTGTTTATGTGGGGTTCTGGGCTAACAGGTAGATTGGGTGATGGTACTGTAGTAGCTAAATCGTCTCCTGTACAAATTGGCACATCATCTTGGTCTATGGTTTCTGCAGGAGCAACTCACACATTAGCTATTAGAACTGATGGTGGATTATTCGTATGGGGTGATAATACATCTGGTAGATTGGGTGATGGTACTGTAGTAGCTAAATCGTCTCCTGTACAAATTGGCACATCATCTTGGGTATATGTTTCAGCGGGTGGTGTACATTCACATGCTATTCGTACTGACGGCGGATTGTTTAGTTGGGGTAATAATTCATGGGGTCAGTTGGGATTAAATACATCTGCTGCTAGATCATCGCCTGTACAAGTGGGAACATCTTCTTGGTCCATCGTTTCTGCAGGTGGATCACATACAATGGCTATAAGATCAGATGCAATGTTATTTGGGTGGGGAAATAATGCATCAGGTAAAATCGGAGATAGTACTGTTGTTAATAAATCTTCACCTGTTGCAATTGGCTCATCTAGTTGGGCAGTAATTTCAGCTGGATTTTCTCATACAGTAGGTATATTATCTACAGGTGAGTTGTATGCATGGGGAAGAAATGCTAACGGAGAATTGGGCCTAAATGATACTGCTGATAGATCATCACCTGTACAAGTGGGGACATCTTCTTGGACAGCAGCATCAGCTGGCGCCGACACCACTACAGGAATTTTAAATGGTGATTTTTATGCATGGGGCCGCGGCATGGATGGTAGATTGGGCACATTCGATGATGTTTCTAGATCAACCCCTGTACAAGTTGCTATGTCTTCAGGAAACACATTTACTGAACTATATACAGGATTAACGACAACAGCTATTATAAGAAACGATGGCAAAATGTATACCATCGGATCAAATACAACAAACCAATTTACATTGGGCAGACTGACAAGAGAATTATCACCTGTCAAAATCGGAAATGACAGCTGGACTCATGTTGCTGCTGGAAGAGAAAGATCATTCGCTATTAGAACTGATGGTGCAATGTTTGTTTGGGGTCGTGACACCATAGTAGGATATTTGGGATTAAATGCGTCTAACACATATGCTCAAAGCCCAATTCAACTAGGAACCGATAGCTGGAGTGTTGTTGGTAGCGGAAATACACATACAATAGCTATAAGAACAGATGGATCACTGTGGACCTGGGGTCAAGGTTCAGATGGATCATTAGGACATAATAATCTAGATAATAAATCATCTCCTACACAAGTAGGAACCGATAGCTGGAGTATGATTTCTACTTCAATGGGTGCGCAGTTTAATATTGCACAAAAAACAGATGGTACTCTATGGGGATGGGGTCAAAACTTTAATGGTGAAGTGGGTGATAATTCTACTACTTCTAGGTCGTCACCTGTATTGATTGATGCTGCAGTTTCTATAGCTGAACTTGCATATCTAATGCAAGTTATATTGACAAGTAGCGGATCACAATTCAATACTCCGTTTATGAGTATTGCAAATGGATCGGGTGGATATGTAAGATATTTTAATGATACTATTATTAAATGTGCAGATTTGGTTGATGGTCATACCGCAGGATTATTTACAAACTCTGATATCTTTGTAGCAACAGGTGGAACAATCAATGCCTTGGGTAATGTTGTAACAAATTCAACTGGTGGTATGACATCTGTTACTATCACACAATCAGGAAAAGGATTTGCAAATCATTCTGCAACTCAGCTTCTTGTTGTTAATAGTACAAGTGGCTACTTAAGAAGATTGAATACAAATGTCTGTGCAAATGTTGTAATTACAGACGGCGGAAATGGTTATAGCAACAGTGACTACATTGTTGTTCTAAATGGTGGAGGAAATGCTTATGCAAATCTAACAACAAATAGCACAGGTGGTATTGTAAGCATTCAGATTACAGATGGCGGTTATGGTTTTGATTCAGGGCGCGTAATAGCCGTTCTTGTTGACCAACCTGGAACCTTATATGGATCAGGTGATGTGCCTATATTCACAGGCGGAGGAGGAACAGGTGCTGCCGCCAAAGTTGCAGTTAATGCAAACGGCGAGGTGACCTATGTTTATGTAACTGATGGTGGGTTAGGATATGATTGTCCTCCAACTGTTACTCTTCCTTCTACCTCAGGTACACTAGTTGAATTGACAGCATTTATTGCACCAGGTGCTGCGGCACGTATTCTAAATGCTAATGGATTTGAATCTACAGGTTCATTTGCTATGCTTGAGCCTACTATTGTACAAGCACCTGATATAGATCCTTGTGTAATATATGCACCAAATCTAGCATTGACAATGATTCAATCTGCTAATTTGATACCAAATCTTGTTGAATCTGCTAATTTGACTATCAATTTATCAGAGTCTGCTAACCTAGCACCTGATATGTGCGGCACAACTACAGATTTTATCAATCAGATTGCAGCGGGTGATTACATCTTTATGACTTCACCTACAGGTGTAACGGACTTTACAACAGTTAACTCTGTGACAAATTCATCACACTTGGTTCTTGCAAGAAATAGCGCATTTACATATTCGGGTGCTACGTTGTATAGAGCAAACGTTGTTGCAAGTGGAACTGTAACAGGAATGGGTGCAGTAAACTCATCTATTGATTATGTAACTGTAGCCAATGTTTCAGGATTCTTTACAGTAAATAATGACATTGTGGGTGAAAGTTCACGTGCATCAGGAAATGTGACAGCTGTCCTATTCAACAATATTCCAAAGACATTCTTGACAATGAATCAATTGCAAGCACACAGAGGAACATTGACAGGAGCATTTGTAGAGGATGAATATGTTTACGTAGGAAATTCTGAAATTGCTAATGCTAGATATCATTCGGGCAACAGTTCTATGATATTCTTAACTCAGCCAAGAGGTGACTTTACAGTTGGATTAACTATAACAGGTAATTCATCAGGAGCATCCTTTGTAATTGATGATAAATATAATGGTGATATATCACGCGGATCAGGAGATATAATGTACATTGAAAACATTCAACCTGTTTCAAGATCCGATTCCCAATCCGAAACAATAAAGCTAATTGTGGAGTTCTAATCGAACATGCCTATACAAACTGATCTAAACGTCTCTCCATATTATGATGATTACAATGAAAATAGAGATTATTATAAAATCTTATTTAGACCTACCGTTGCTGTTCAGGTTAGAGAATTAAACCAATTACAAACTATACTGCAAAAACAGGTTGAAAGATTTGGTAATAATATTTACAAGCGCGGAACTATTATTGATGGATGTAATTTTATATTCCATAATCCTCTGCCATATGTAAAAATTAATGATAATGAATTAGGCGGGGCCCCTGCATCAGTTTCTTCTTATAGAGGATATTTTGCAAAAAGCAGTTCTAATTTAATCAGTTATGTTATCGATACAGATATAGGATATGAGTCGACTTCACCTGATTTAAATACTCTATTTTTAAAATATCTAAATAGCGGCGAATCTACAAATCAAAGCTCATACAATCAAGGCGACATTCTAACCATCTATGATGGAAATAATTCTATCTTCAATGTAAGCATTGAAGCTGGTTCTTCTACATTCTCAAATGATGATACTATTGTATTCTTAAGTGCTATTGAAGTTCAAAATTCAACGGGTGGTATTGCATTTAGCAATAGCTCAGGTGGAGCAAATGTGTTTACAGTTGGTGAAGAAATTCGTCAGCTTATTACTAATGCAAAGGCAGAAATCGTTGAAGTTAATAGCGTAGCTAATGCAACTTCTCTAGTATTGAAAATTAAACCTATTGCGCCTGATTTGGTATTTGCAAATGCTGAAGGATGGGCATTCAATGAAAATTATGCTATCATTGGTAACACTACAACAGTATCTGCTAATGTTGTAAACATTGTAGGAAGTGGAGCAAATGCATCTCTTGTTACAGATACAAACGGAAAGATCATATCTGTAGCTGTTACAGAAAGAGGTGAAGGATATTACATTCCGCCTTATGTTTCTGTAAGCTCATCATCTGCTAACTCAGAAAGAATTGAAGCTGCAAATCTTGTTGCTGAAAATTATCTAGCACAAGTCACTGTTAACAGTGACGATGCTAATTCTGTAGGAAATGGATACGGCTTCTCTATTACAGATGGTGTTATTTACCAAAAGGGATATTTTGCTAGAGTAGAAGAACAATTTATTGTTGTAGACAAATATACAACTAATACAAATAATGTTGTGGGTTTTGATACAACAGAGTCTATTGTTAACAGTAATTCTGATGCTACATTACTTGATAATTCTACAGGAACATTAAATGTAAATGCTCCTGGTGCAAATCGCTTAAAACTTACACCTACATTAGTTGTAATGTCAAAGGAAGATGCCACAGCAAATGATGAATTCTTAACTGTAGTAGAATTTTCAGAAGGTCGTCCGTTTAAACAAAATCGCGGAACACAGTTCAATTCAATTTCACATGAAATGGCTCGTAGAACTGCTGAAGAAAGCGGTGACTATGTTGTAGATCCTTTCTATTTGAATTCTAAACACACTGAAAATTTCATCGATGATCCAGAATATTTCAGCATCGAAGTTGATACAGGCGTTGCTTATATTGATGGATATAGAGTTGAAACAACAGAAAATTATTCTAAGATTGTAAGAAAAGCAACCAATACATCGGTTCGCGAAAATGTTGATCTAAGCATCAATTACGGAAATTACATTAGAGTAAACCAAGTAGGTGGGTTATTCAAATTCAATGTAGGTGACCTTGTATCAATTCGTGACACTGCCGCATCATATTTGACTCTATTGCCAGGTGAAACAATTGTAGCTCCAGGTGCTGAAATAGGTAAAGCTAGAATTCGTTCATTCACATATGAACAAGGAATCGAAGGCTCACCTAATGCAGTTTATAGATTATATCTTTTCGATATAAAAATGAATGCTGGTAAGAATTTTAAAGAATCTAGAGCTATCTACTATGATGGTGCAACACAGGACGCTATTGCAGATATAATCTTAACTTTAGACGGAACAACTTCTGCAAATATAGCACAAATTCAAAATCCAGGTAATAGCACAATGGTGTTTTATTCTGGTGCGACTGCATTGAAAAATGCAAACAACATAAACTACACATATAGAACTATCAGCGAAACATTGATAGCCAATACATCAGGAAAAATTCTAATTTCTGTTTCGAGCAGTCCTGGTGAATCGTTCCCCTATGCTAATGATCTTTCTGACAATGAAAAAGAAGATATCATCGTTATGCCTTTGGCAAACATTGTCATGGCGGCAAATCTTTCAGGTTCTATAACAGGTGCAAATGGACAGCCTAATGTAACAGGTTCTTCTACATCATTTACCACTCAAGTTACAGTGGGTGATTATTTGTATTTTTATGATACAGGTAAGCACGGACAAGTTTCTCAGATTGTAAATAATACTTTATTGATTTTGAGTGCAAATTTAACTCAAGCATTGACCACAGATAATACAGCTATAGCCTTCCCACAATTTGTACCTGTAAAATTGGCTGGTCGTGATGATAGAAGTGTGCAAGTAATAGCTAATACAACGCTGAGAATATCATTAACAAATTCTACATTCTCTGCAATTGGGGCTAATACAACAGTATCTGCTGCATTCAATGTTAAAAAAGCTGCAAACTCTGTAACAAAAACTGTAAATCGAAAGAATTACATAAAAATAAGATTTGCAAATAATGACGCCAATGGCGCATTGACAGCAAACATTACAGGGAATGCAGATTTTTCTACATCAGGAACAACAGTTACAGGCAATGGAACTGACTTTACAACCAATTTTGCTAATGGCGACTATATTGCATACTATGCAAATAGCACAATATATCATATTGGGCAAGTAAATACTGTAACTAATGCTATTTCATTAGAATTAACTGCTAATGCATTAGCAACTGTATCAGGTGTAGCTGTTGCTAAAGTTCAAGGTAATACAACAGGTCCGTGGCCAATTGGGGTTCCTGATATTATCAGATTGAGAAATGTTTATGTAAGCAATTCTATAAATGTCAATACTGCTTCAACATCAGTTGTTGGAAACTTCTATATTGACCACAATCAAACAAAAGATTTTTATGACAACGGCTGGTTGTATAAGAACAAGAATTTCACTGTAACCCAGAATGATGTTCTATTGGTTGAATATGATGCTCATACTGCATCTGAACCAGGTCTAAAAACAATTGCATCATATTCAATAGATGATACAGCAAATCTAATGTCATCTAATACTACTATTAACACATTAGAATTGCCAGAAATGTATTCTGACAAAGATGAATACTTTGATTTGCGTGATTATTTTGATTTTAGACCATATACATCTAATACAGTTGCATTGCAATCAAATCAACTTATAGCTCCTGTAAATCCAGCTGAACCTTCACAGGCAACTAGATTTGATGTAAGCGCTGACAAGAAATTCCCAGCTCCACAATCAGATTGCTTTGCAACAATTGAAAGTTATTTGGGTAGAAATGATGCTGTAGTTATTACTGCAAACGGTGAGTTCAATGTTATAACAGGTAAGGCAGGAGAAATTAGAGAATATCCAATTGTTCCTTCTGATGCCATGTTAATCAACTATATGGAAATTCCTCCATATCCTTCATTGCCTTCATCATATTCATATGAAACTGCTGAATTCTTGGAAACAAGAACTATCAATATAAAGAATTTAGAAAAGAGAAAGAGAATATTCTCTGTAAATATTCCTATATCTGAATCAGATCGTGCAAGAAATCAGCCACGCCGTTATACCATGTATGATATCGGCCAATTGGATAGAAGAATAGCTGATCTTGAATATTATTCATCACTTTCATTCATCGAAGATGAAATTAGAGACAAAACCATAACAAGTTCTATTGATCCAGCTATCAATAGATTTAAATTTGGATTCTTTGTTGACAATTTCACAACTACAAATTTTGCTGATCTTGATGATCCAGATTACAACGCTACAATTTTTGGATATCAATTACATCCAAGAAAAGAACAATTACAGCTTCAATTCAAGTTCAACATGCTTGATGATGATACTGCAATTGGTATCCGCGGAACAAAATTGATGATGCCAAGTGAAGATCATATTTTGATCTCACAATTGAATGCAACTGATGCTACATCTACAGATGTTTCAGTCGCTAGCACAACAACAACCACAACAACTGCAACTACGTCTACAACAACTACATCTACATCAAATGTAGCAACAACCTCAAATGTTGTTCGTTATAGACCTGTTACAACTACAACAAAAATAACAAAGCGTGCAGCATTTAGTGCTACAGGTGGATCGCGTCCTGTAATTCACTTCCACCCATTCAAGTTCGGGCCTGATAGTGGATTGGTTACAATATACTTCTCACACAGAAGTAAGCCAGACGGTTATAGAATCTTCCAAAGCATAAGTAATGTGTGGACAATTCCTTCATGGGATCCGCCTGGTGGTGGCTCTGGCTACTCGGATACATATGTAACAAGCCGAGGATTCACCTTCATTACAACTTCTGCAGGTGCTACAAGTCTATCATCAGCAGATAGAAACTACTTTGCAAAGAATTTCGGTTCTGGCTTAGTAGGTTCTCCGTTGGGTCCTCAATATTTTGGATATGGATACCCAGGCGAAGGTAAGTTTACATTCTCGTATGATGCTTCTAAAGGTAGAAACATTGTAATTGTAGGTGCTCACGGAAAAGATTCTGACAACTATAATGCGTGGATTGAATACCCAGATACAGTTACAACAACTACACAACAAGCTATTACAGATACTGTTACATCTACAAGACCAGTTACTGTAACAAATACTGCTGTAACAGTTGCTGTAAGTGAAGTGTCTGTTGTAAAACCTGTATTCAATTCAAAATATACAGGTGCATTGGATATAGCACAGTTGTTCTTACCTTCAATTCAATTGGCGAGCCCTTATATAGATCTTGCTGATTATATTAGAAACGAACTTAAGTCAAATAAATAAGATTTAATATGAAAAACGAGGAAGTTTTTTGATGGCAACTTTAACAGCTATTTCTCCCCAGGGTTCAATTGGCCTTTTAGGGCAAACATCATGCTACGGTAAAATAATTTCTGTTAAAGCTACAGGATTAAAACCAAATACAAAATATCTTTTTTATAACAACAATCAAGATATATCATCAAAATGCCATCTTGTTGCACCCCAATACAAGAAATTTGGTGAGTCTCTAGTATCAGGTACTGATGGTGCACTTTCTCTAGTATTCTATCCAGGTATTACAGTAACAGATTATAATGCGGCTTCCATCAATGTATGGGGCGCAAAGATGAATCCGTATTCGATTGCATCAACTCCTCAAACAACAGCATATTGGAGATGGTCGCCTTTTTCAACAGCTAATTTTAAATTGGTTGAGGCAGCTACATTAAGACCTGCTGCACAAGCACAAGCAGTATCAACCCCAGCTCCAGCTCCAGCAGTTGTTGCACCTGTTCCTGCAAATCAGCCACCTAAAGCCCTTCCTGTTCCTACATCATCTTCAAAGACAACAGTAGCAACATCAACAAAAACTTCTTATAATGGTGGAACACCTCTTTCAGCTATTTCATTGTTTTTTGACTACATTCAAACATTTTATGTAGATCCTAATGCTGTAAAAAATGTTTCTAAGGTAAGTCTGACGGGTGTAGATCTTTGGTTTAGATTGAAGCCACCTGCAACAAACAATAAATCAGGAGTCAAAGAACCAGGTGTTGCTGTTTATATTTGCGAAGTTGAGAATGGCATTCCAAACCTTTCAAAGGTTTATATTGAATCACTTGTAAGAAAGCAATATTCTGAAGTAAATGCATCACCTGATGCCACTCTTGTTACAGAATTTAGATTTAAGTCTCCTGTAACATTAAAATCAGGTGCTTATTACGGAATAATTATCAATTTTGAAGATCCTGATTATTCATTGTGGTCTGCTACAGAAGGTCAGCTTCTATTAGAAAAGAATACACCCGCCGCAGGTGCGTATGCTGATGGCTCATTGTTTAGATCTACTAACTTCACTGAACAAGCATCTATTGTAGGTAATGCTGATTATTTCAAACCTGTAAAAAATACAGACTTGAAATTTCAAGTTCACATTAAAAAATATGATATTTCACAGCCTTTGACATTTGAATTGGTAAATGATGACTATGAGTTTTTAACTGTAGATGATGTTGTGGCTAGTCAAACAGCTACTTTCAGTGTTGGTGAAAGAGTTTATCAAGATCACGGCAATACAACTGCAAATGTGACATTTTATAAGACAGGATTGTTGTCTGTTAATGCTGCAAGCAAAACTATTTTAGGTGTTGGTACACAATTCACAGCTGACGTAAAGCAGGATGACATTGTTGTTATAACAGATGGAACCTTGGGTAATACGGACATTCGTCGTATTCAAGACATTGATTCGAATACAAAACTAACTCTAGATGAATTGCCATCATTTTCAAATTCTAGCGCTCGTTATAAATTAACTGCTGTAGGTAGAATTCACTATATTCGTTATTCATCTAATACAATTTTCTTAGATGAATCGAATGCAAATTCTATTGTGCGCTTCTCAAACTCAGGAATAAAAACACTTACTCTGAATGCAGGCGGATCAGGTTATGCAAATACTGATTATATAAAGACTGTAGGATGTGGTGCCACTATAAACGCTGTTTGCAACATAACAACAAATAGCACAGGTGGTATTATTGCAATTAATATTGCTAATACAGGCCGCGGATTTACAACAGCACCTGAAACATCAAACGGATCACTTGCAATTTTAAAGAGTGACGGAACAGGTTCTAACGGAACATCAGCAAATATTGTTTCTATTATAGGTTCAAAGCTTGTTTCTGAAATTTCAGAATCAAGTGCGAATCTTACAGGTGTAATAAATTACAGCATTGACTCATTTATTCCAGATATACAAATGGATCTCAAGAGTGGATCAACTGTAAATACAACCTACAATTTTGCAGTAGCAAACGGATCTGAATTTGTTGTTAGCTCAAGCAATGAGCAGGAAATGTCATGGAATAAGACTATTGAAGTGGACAAGTATAAAGCTTTGATGTTATCAAAGTCTATAGAAGCAGTCAATGCTAATAAACTTTATGATGGCAAATCTGGAATCATAAAAATCACATTCCAAGGAACAAATGAGTTTGAATCTCCTGAAGTTAGCTTGGGTAGATTGGGAATGTTCTCATTCCAGAATTACATCAACAATGATGATACAAATGAAAATACTAGAGATGGTAATGCTTATAGCAAACACATTTCAAGTAAAATCAATTTTGCTAACAATAGATTTGCTGAAGATATTAGAGTTATTTCTACTCTGTATAAGCCAGCAAACACTGATGTTAAGATGTATGCTAAAATTTACAACACAAGAGATGATGATGCATTCGATGATAAAGAATGGACTGAATTGGAAGTTGTTGAAGGTGCAAATGCTTACAGCAGCATAGCTGATCCAGAAGATTACATTGAAATGAGCTGGGGTTTCCCACAATTTCCAAATACATACATCACAGTTACAGGTGGAGTAGTTACACAATTAGGTAATGCTGAAATAGCTGGATTGTCAGGTATTTCTACATTCAATACACAATTAGCAAATAATGATCTGATTAAAATTTATGATCCGTTATTTGCAAATACTAATTATGTTATAGCAGTTGTAAACACAGTAACAAATGCTACGCATTTATCAATCAAGAGTGCAATCTCAAACAACGGTGTTGTAGGATCGGGTATTGCAATAGATAAACTAGAATATAAGCACACAGCATTTAATAATATAACTAATGATAATGTAGTTAGATATTACAATTCTGGTATGATAGAGTTTGACACTTATGATGTTTTTGCAATTAAAATTGTAATGCTTTCATCAGACACTCATATTGTACCTAGAGTGGATGATGTAAGAGCTATTGGTGTATCAGCTTGAGGTTTGAAAAATGACTAATGTATCGAAAACAGTACACAAAGATCTTGTAAGAGATAACAAGACGAGTGCACTGATAAATATGGATGATGAAGGTTATAAAAAAGTTGTAGCTGAAAGAAACAAAACAAAAACACAAAACAACTTACTGAATGAAGTGAATCGTCTAAATAAAGAAGTAACAAATCAGAAAAAAGAAATACAATCATTGAAAGAAGAGATCATTTCTCTCCGCTCTGATTTTAAAGAATTAAAAGAACTAGTGCTAAAAGCAATGAGAAAATAATAAATGGCAAGAAATTATTCAAATGTAGATATTACTACAGATAGTTTTGAATCGTGGGTGATCAAAACTAATAATCTTCTCACTGCTTTAAGAGATGAGATAATAACAGCTAACTCTGTAACAGGTAATACCTTTGGCGACGCACAGTTGTTTGGTGTTTTTGGAGCAAATACACTTGTAGCAACTGATGATTTACGCGGAGGAAATGTAGCTGCAAGTGCAAATCTTTACATATCATCTAATGTAAACATCGGCATTTATATCAATGGATCATCTACAAGCGCGTCGCTTTATGTTCAAGGTAACACCGAAATAAATGCTGCTTCTGTTATAATAAAAGGTGGATTGCTTAACGTATCATCAAACGCAGTATTTGGTGGATCATTTTTAAACTCGTCTGCTAATGTAACCGTAACAGGTGGAAATTTAAATGCTGCTGCTAATTTAAATGTCGGTGGTGCAATTAATGTAGCAGGCAATGTTTCATTAACAAATTCTATTTTTAGAGTTACATCTAACACTACACAAGATCATGTAATAATAAAAGATCAAGCAAATGTAACCATCGATTCAGGAACATTGTTTGTTGATGCTGTAAACAATAGAGTAGGCATAAACAATACTTCACCCACACAAGCGTTGACTGTAACGGGTAATGTGGTTGTTTCACAAAACGTAACTGCTCAATATTTTATCGGTGACGGCAGCATGTTGTCAGGTGTTTCAGGTGGTTCTGGGACAACATATGATCTATTAACTTTATCAAATACTTCTAGTGCAAATGTTCGCTTAAAATCTGCATCTGATTCTAACGATGATGTTAAGTTTGTAGGTGGTGGAATATCTACAGTAACATCTAATGGTACAGTAATAACAATAACCTCAACAGAAGCCGATACTCTACAATCAGTTACAACTCGTGGCGCAACAACAAACGCTGCTGTTGTATTCAACAATACCGTACAAACAGGTAACTTGACTGTTATTGGTTTTATAAACGTAACTGCAAACGTTTCGCTACCTGTGTTGAGAACAGGTAATGTTGTAATAGTTTCAAATACTAGATCTGTTTCAAATACTTCAGTAAATATTGTAGATTCATTTCCAAAAGCAGAGGCACAGTGTGTTAAGTACGTTGTCTTTGTCAAAGATTCAACAACAATAATTCATTCTATAGAAGCCTTATTAGTACATGATAATACAAACGTTCTATTAACTCAATATGCTGAAATATTCAATACAAGCCTTGGAGTCTTTGACGCAGATATAAATAATGCAAATGTAGAATTCAAATTTACAGCTACAGGAGCTAGTGGAGCAAACACTTATACGGTAAAGGTTGCAAGAACTGCATTAACATAAAAATAAGCCAGGAGGATAGTGAATCATGGCAATTAATAAAGATTTCGTTGTAAAGCATGGACTACAAGTAAATGCTTCAGCAACATTTTCTAATACAATCACGGTAGCAGGTAATACAACACTTCAAGGTGCAAACGTATATCTAACTGCTAATCTTCATGTAAATGCTTCTGCGTTTACAGCTAAAAATATTTCTATCGGAAATACTGTTGGGAATGGTGCATTCACATTCAATTTGAGCGGAAATAATCTCTCAATTTCATCAAATGCATCTCAGACTGTTGTTACAATTCAGTCTAATACAACACAAGCAAATATAGCTTTTAATACCAACACATTTACCTTCTCAGGTATAACAATGAATATTGGCTCTGCGAATCTTGTAGCTAATGCTCCTTTTGCTTCTGCAGCAGGTAAAATTGGAACAAATTCAAGAGGCAATAGAACACTTACAACAACTGCTCCATCAGGGTCAGGTCATCTTGATGGGGATATTTGGTATCAATACTAATGCCAGTCAAAACATATGTAAATGATAATGGAACTTGGCGTGATATAAGAAATATTCATGTCAATGATGGTGGAACGTGGAGAAATTTAAGATCCGCATGGGTTAATGATGGGTCTCAATGGCGTTTGGTTTTTCAATCTGTATATGTTTACACAAAGATTTTTTATGTCGATGAACAAAATTTTAACTTATATAATGCCTTAATAGCAGATGGATGGAATGGCAATCAAGTTGTAGATGCTACTTTAACTGTAAATGCAGGTGTTCGTGTATATGCTAGCACTGTTGGCAATTATGCAATGACTATTTCGGGATTACCTTCATCTTCTACAATACGATTGACAAATAATGGAACCATTACAGGTCGTGGTGGAAACGGTGGTGCAGGCGGCAACATGAACAATTTTTATGATAGACCAAATCCCCCTCCATATTATTTGAATGGTACAGATTATGGAATGACCAATGGAAATGTTGGGTCCGCAGGCGGACCTGCGATGTTTATAAGAAATGCTATTACAATTATAAACAACGGTGTAATCGGATCTGGTGGCGGCGGTGGTGGCGGCAGCGCATCATCATTTGTTAATAGCAATTCTGCAACAGGAAGCGGCGGCGGCGGCGGCGCGGGGAGCTCTAATTCTCCTTCATCTGGTGGTGCAGCAGGAATATCAACATCTGGTTTAATTTCACCAGGCTTAGGAAACTCTGGTTCAGCAGGTGGAAATTCTCAAGGAGCTGGTGGACTCGGTCGCCAAGTAGGGACATCTGCTTTTAGTACTGGCCCTGGCGGCGCGGGCGGCGCGCGTGGAAGTTCTGGAACAGCAGGAAGTGGGGGGAATCTTGTTGTGGGTTTTATAGTAACTACTAACTTCAGAACAGGTGGGGCGGGTGGTGTAGCTGGTGTAGCAATTAATGGAAACTCTTATGCAGCATTTTCAACATTAGGTACAGTCTCGGGCTCTCGTATTAATTAAAGTGAGAATATTATGG